AGCCAATACCCTTAATGTTGGGTTTGGTGATGTACTGGGCCTGCCATTTCGTCTTAGCGGCGAATACGACGTGTTGGCTTCTTATGCTGATGCGACCGAAGAGCTGGCTTCTGCCACTGTTGTTGCTGCCGTGACTACCACTGCAACGTCAACAACCGGCGATGTGCGTGGCACTGTTTTACCGAATACCGCAACCGATGGTTCTGTGAACTTTCGGGTGTGGATGAAGGTAAACGGGGTAGCGACTGATGCGGAAGCCTACGGGGTTACCCAATACGGAGGTTAAGCCATGCGACCACAGGTAATTATTTTTCCTGGCATGGCGGCTGCTGATGCTAATGGGGTAAGCGCTTCACAAACCCCGGCATCTGGCGGCGTTCAAGAGTTAACCATTGCCGGAGCCTTAGCCAGCTCCGGGGTGGCTACTTTTGACATTCCTCGTCGAGCCAGTATCACGTCTTCCGGTGATGATTCAGGAAGAACTTTTGTCATAACGGGCACCAATCGATACGGCGACTCGCAAACCGAATCGGTAACTGGTCCCAACTCAACGGCTGTGATTGGTTCTAAGGAATTTCTAACCATAACCAGCGTTACTATCGATGCTGATTCGGCAGGGGCGCTCCTTGTCGGCTCAAGCGACGAAGCTGCTACTGCGTGGATTCCTGTTAATGTTCATTTGACACCGGTCAATATCAGCTTTGCAATGAACGTATCGTCTGATGCTAATTTCAACTGGACGGTTCAGCAGACTCACGATAACCCGCTAGTTGGAACGCCTGATTTAGCGTTTAACCATGCTACTGCTGCTGCAAAAACAGCAGATTTTGAAGGCTCAATCAGTACGCCGATTATGGCTTACAGGGTATTAATAGATACCTACGTGGCTGGTGATGGCGTGTTTACAGCGGCTCAAGCCGGTTGATGGGGGGCTAGCATGGAGCAAGGAAGCAAAAGCGGGTTCGGGGTTAATGTTGATCTAATCATCAATCCCGTCACTAGCTACAGGGTGGGCTATAAAAACACTTATACAGTGGAGTGTTTTGCGCCCGACGGCTCACTGAAATGGGTCGAGAAGCGCTGCAACCTCGTTACCGAAGAAGGGCTTGACGATACTTTAAACCAATACCTGAAAGGCTCAGGCTACACAGCCGCCTTTTACGTCGGGTTGATTGACAACTCTATTTTTTCAGCCATTGGTGCGACCAACGTGGCATCTGACATTAGCGTTACTGTCGCGACGAATGGCTGGATTGAGTTTGATGATTATTCAGAAGCAGTCAGGCAGGTGTTGACGCTTGGTACTGTTGCTTCGCAAGAAGTCGATAATAGCGCAAGCAAGGCTTCATTTAACATTGATGCGACTGGCTCGCTTAATGGGGTTTTCCTCGCGACCACTAACACGATTGGCGGAACTGCTGGGGTTTTGTATGGCCTGGTATCGTTTCCATCTGTTCGTCCCGTTGGCAATGGAGATGTGGTCAATGTTGCTGTAACGCTGACTCAGGCTAGCCTGTAATGTCGCTATCCGGCACCGAGATAACTCGGCTAGGGCCGGGTATTTTAGGGGCGCGTCCGGCACGGATATTTACTGTTCTCTCGACAATTGATGTGGAGATTAGCTTAGGGGCGTCGGCAACAATAGGGCTTTTGGGGGTGGGTGGAATTATTAGTGAATCGGTTACAATAGCAGGAAAGAGCGGGGTCGGTTCAATTGTGCTTGTTGATGAGGACCATATCGCCGATGGAGACATTGAGCTTGAAGCGTTCCAGTCGCAATTTTACTTAGACTAAAGAGGCTGATATGAAGTTGTTGTTTATGCAGGTTGAATTTAGCGCGCTTCTTTCTCGATGATTTTTTACATCAAAGAAGGCGACAGGCTTCCGGTTATTACTGGAACAGTTCGCAATGCAAACGGGGCGGTACAAGACCTTACAAACGCTGTATCTACTACTTTTAAAATGCGTAAAAAAGGAACCAGGGTGCTGCTGGTGCTTGCAGGAGCGTCAAGCATCATTGCTCCGAACACCGATGGTAGGGTAAGTTACGCATGGGGGGTTGGCGATACAAATTCTGCTGGCAGTTATGAGGCGGAGTTTGAAACACTTTTCTCTGATGGAACCAACCTGACTACGCCGACCACTGGATTTATTGACGTAATTGTCAACCCGGACTTAGACCCTTGAGCACTAGCGGCGTTTATACGTTCAACCCAGACATTTCCGAGCATATCGATGAAGCTTGGGAGCGTGTTGGCAAAGACCCGTCGAAGATAACCGCCAAAGAGCTTATTTCTGCCCGCCGGTCAATGAATTACATGATGACTGACTGGTCTACGCACGGCGTTACGCTGTGGACGGTCAAGCAAGATTCGATCACCTTAATCCAGGGCGAGGCGACAACCCGGCTTAGCAACCATTTGATCTACATCACCGACGCATATCTACGTCGCGATGGGGTGGACATTCCGATGGCTTCGATGGCAAGGGACGAATACTCCGCCATCGTCCATAAGGCTGAGCAGGGCCGCCCTGACAGGTATTACCTGGACAGAGTTACCCCGCCGGTTATGACGCTATGGCAGGTGCCTGAGAACAGCACTGATGAGTTTGTCTTCTATGGCTTGTATCGGACTCAATCGGTAATCGATCTAGCCCAGGAGCCGGATATTCCTTATCGGTACTATGAGGCGTTTGCTGCTGGGTTAGCCGCAAGGTTTGCTGAGAAGTTTGCTCCTGACCGGGAGGCCGGCATGCACTCAAAAGCAACGATGGCTCTTGAGTTAGCGAAAGACGCAGATCGAGAGCGTGTTGACACCACGATTCGCCCACCAAACCACAAAAGGGGCTGGTAGTGAAGAAATATGCTAGAGGCAGCCATGCGTGGGGGGAGTGCGAACGATCCGGTAAGAAAATGCTGCTTTCTCGGATGGTTGAAGACGGGTATGACATTGGGCTAATGGTCCATCCTGATTTTTATGATCCGCCACACCCGCAAGACGTTCCGGCGACTGCGGGGGAAGCTGTAGCGCTAGAGCGCCCAGCTCCGCCAAGAAACGCCTTTAGTCCGGTAGTGTCGTTGCCTCTTTATGATGTGGTTAATGACCAAAATAATTCAGCATTCCCGCTTGGGACTTCGCTGGGAATGGTGAGCTTCTCGTGAATTACACCTACGCAACGCTGGTAGCGGCAATTACTGACTGGACGGAAGACCCCAGCGCCGAGCTACAAGCCCATATTGATGAAATCATTAGCCTGGCGCACGTTCGACTGGTCAAAGACCTTGATCTTGAGATATTCAAAACAACAGCAACCGGAACATTCACCCCTGGCAATCAGTTTATTACCAAGCCAACTGATGCAGTTTCAATTAAAACGCTGACGTATGTTGTCGGGTCGAGAACCTATTATGTTTATCAGCGATCAGACGAATATCTTGACGAATACTGGCCGAACAGCGGGCAGCGTGGAGCGCCAAAGCATTATTCTGAATTTAATGAAACCTCTCTCCGGGTAGCGCCAACCCCCTCTAATTCTTCTGTGTGGAAGGCGCGATACGTTGTTCGCCCCGCTGACTTAACGCCATCAAATACAACCACATTTCTGTCGACCAACGCAGGGGAGGCTCTGTTGTATGCCTGCTTGCTTGAAACTGAGGCATTTATTAAAGCTTCGCCGGAAGATGTAAATATTTGGGTGGAGCTGTACAAGAGTGCGTTAATTGCATCGAGCCATGAAATGATGAACATGAAGAACGTCGAGTATAAAGAGCCGGAAGTTGAGCAGTGATAGCGCACACGGTTACTAAATCGCACCTTTCAGACCTGTATGCGTCCTATGGCACCGATACATACAAGATGGCGCTTTACTCTTCGTCTGCATCGCTTGATAAAGACACGGCGGCATATACAGCGACTGGTGAGGTTTCAGGAGCAGGGTATACCGCAGGCGGCGTGTCGCTAGTAGCGTCGGCTTCTATGCTGACCTTCGACGATGACGTGCTAGTTATTGATTGGGACGACCCTTCATGGACATCTGCTACTTTTACGGCAAGGGGCGCGCTTATTTACAATTCAAGTGATTCAAACAAATCAGCGACAGTCATTGATTTCGTTGATGATCAGACTGTAGCGAACGACACCTTTACGTTTCAGTTCCCTTTGCCAACCAAAGAAACCGCGATCATTCGCGGCTTAATGCTGAGGTAGTTCATGGCTAATACATACACAGACCAGCTCCGACTTACCAAGCAGGGCCAAGGAGAGAACGAGGCGACCTGGGGTGTTCTGTTGAATACCGTTATCGACCTGATCGAAGAGTCAGTTTCTGGCCTTGTGAGCGTTGATCTTAGTTCTGGAAGCGTCACTCTTTCTACAAGCGATGGGTCCACGGACCAGGCTCGTCATGCAATGGTAAAAGCATACGGAACGCTTACAGCGAACAGGGAAATAATCATCCCCGCCAAAACCAAAAGCTACATTGTCTGGAACACTACATCAGGCTCCTATACGGTTACAGTTAAAACGTCAGCAGGTTCTGACGAAGAAGTACCGCTAGGCGAGCTGAGGGTGGCTTGTTGTGATGGAACAAATGTTTTAGTTCTTGGTGATTCTGGGACTTCTGCCGCAACACCATCAACGCTCATGGCTCGCGACACGGCAGGGCGATCTAAAATTGTTGCTCCGTCAGCAAGCACGGATGTTGCTAACAAGGCGTATGTAGATGCGGTTATTCCGTCTGGCTCGCGCATGTTGTTTTACCAGGCCGCAGCCCCTACCGGATGGACGCAGATGACATCAGCGAACGACAGAGTGATTCGCGTCGTTTCTGGAGCTGGCGGCGGGTATGGTGGGTCATGGACTATTAGCGGATTAACCAATTCAAATGTCGGTTCCCACGCCGTAAGCATTAATGAAATGCCATCCCATAACCACGCAGTCCCTTTGTATAACGGCGGCGGAATTGCGGCAACTGATCTTCTTTTTGCCAATTCTCCCGCCGTGCTCTATCGCGGGACTGGGTATGTGAACGGAACGGGAGGGGGAGCTGGTCATACTCATTCAGGTTCATCCATAGCCTCTAGCGGCTCATGGCGACCCCAATATATTGATGTAATTGCCGCCACTAAAAACTGATGAGCAAGTGTATGATTGTCGGGGCAAAATGCCCTGAAACCAGCGATATAGCGGCGAAGGCGTATTGCCCCTGGTGGAAAGACGATGGTGATCTGTTCGTTATGGCAAACGCTAAAACTGGCGAAGAGCGGGTTGAGCAATGCGGCGCGAGGGTGATGGTGCAGGCACAGATCGAAGTAATAAAAGCATCTAATCGACCTGCCGCTGCCATTGAGGACGCAAGAAACGAAATAGCCAAGGGCTTTGCTGTTGTAGCAACAGTTATGAGCAGCATTGTTCCGACACTGGACAACAACGATGGCAAGAACTGATATTAAGCTAGCGCCAGGGCTTTATCGTGATGAAACGGATCGGTGGGCAAAAGGCCGCTGGAAAGATGGAGACCTGATTCGATTCAGGCGCGGCTTAATGCAGCCGATTGGTGGCTGGAATTCACAGCAAACGGGGCTGGTAGGAACAACTCGCGCTCTTTATCCGCACAAAACGCTGGCCCTTGAAAACGTGCTGGTAATTGGGACTCACAAGAAGCTGTACCTGCGATATGGCGGGGTTGTATACAACATAACGCCGCTTAGAGATTCGTCTAGTGCCCCAATAAGCTCGGCAGCGCTATCAAATCCGTTCACCACCACAATTGGATCGACAGCAGTTAGTGTTGGTCATGTGGGGCATGGAGTAGCGGTTGGTGATTTTGTGTTCTTTTTAAACGCCACTGCTGTTGGTGGTATTACTATTGATGGAGAGTATGAAGTAGTTTTATATAACGATAGCAATAATTTCACTATCACACATTCTTCTGCGGCTACATCGTCGGCAACAGGGGGCGGCACGGTAGATTTTGACTATGAAATCAATATCGGGGCTGAACATCAAACGCTTGGTCTTGGTTACGGGGCTGGCGGGTATGGGTTAGGGACATACGGAACCCCACGGACTTCTTCTTCAATTCTCATTGACGCGCGAATATGGTCTATTGAGGCTTGGGGCGAGGACATTTTAGCTAGCCCGCGAGGAGGAGCAATCTACCGGTGGGACGCATCTAATGGATATGACGTTAGAGCGGTTATCATTTCCCAGGCTCCCACCACGACAGAGAGAATTGTTGTATCCAGAGAGGATAGGCACTTAATCGCTTTGGGAGCGCATGACGGGGCAAACCATGACCCGCTATTGGTTGCGTGGTGCGACCAGGAGAACTTTACTGTATGGGATGCGACCAGCACCAATACAGCAGGAACGAAGCGGCTTGATGGTGGCTCTCGAATCATCACTGCGGTTCATACTAAGCATGAAACGATTATTTTTACAGACTCGTCACTTTTCTCGATGCAGTTTATTGGCCCTCCTAACACTTTCGGAATTCAGCAAATTGTTAACCGAATATCTATCATGGGGCCAAATGCTGCTATTGAGTACGGCGATGCTGTTTACATTATGTCGAAATCCAATTTCTACGTTTATGATGGGATAGTCAGGGAACTTGCCTGCGAGGTGTGGGAGTATGTTTTCCGCGACATAAACAAAGACCAGGCGGTAAAGTCTTTTGCTGGAACCAATCAGCAGTTTTCTGAAGTTTGGTGGTTTTACCCTTCAAGCGGGAGCTTGGAAGTAGACCGATATGTTATTTACAACAAAGAAGAGGGGCATTGGTCAACCGGATCACTAAGTCGAACAGCGTGGTATGACGACCAGGCTATATTTAATACGGTCTTTGCTACCAACGGCGAAACTATTTACGCGCATGAAGATGGGACAAATGCTGACGGGGCGGCGATGGAGTCATACGCTGAGTCATACGATATTGAGCTGGGGAATGACCTGGGATTTATCCGATTAAATCGCATTATTCCCGACTTCAAATCCATTTCTGGTAGTGTGGACGTATCGGTTAAAGCAAGAAGGTTCCCGCAAGACCCTGTTCAATACATTAACGGGCCGCACAATGTGACTGCTGACACAAAACAAATTGGCGCACGAATTAGGTGTTCCCAAATAGCGATTAAGGTTGAATCTACAGAGCTTGATGATTTCTGGCAAATGGGAATTCTGATGGCTGATTATCGAGCGCATGGCAAAAAATGAGACTCCCAAGGTTTAGCAATGATTATCGCCAGGCAGAGAGCAACGACCTGGTGCGCAGCGTAGAGGTTGAATTCAACAAAGTTAATGCCACAATAGCCACTCAGCTTCCAGTCATGGCTGTAAATGGCGATACCACGCCCAGCGTCAGAGATTTAAAAATTAACGCGTTAGGCGTTCTCAAAGTCCCTGCTACTACGGGGTACACGATAACCAACTTTATAAATGGGCTAGATGGGCAGCATATCCTGGTCATCAATACTGGAAGCAGCTCGATCACAATCAACCGCGACAATGCCCAGCTAGAGGGTGGAAGCAATAAAACTATTGCAGTTGGTGCCGCTATCCAGCTTGTTTGCCTTGACGATAGCTGGCGACAGGTAGCCGCTGTTATGGTGAATAGCTAATGCTAGTAAGGCGAGCAACTGCGTTTGATTTCTCTGACATTTGCCGACTCATTGCTGCATGGCATGATGAAACCCCGATGAACTACCCAGCATGGGAGGAAGCTGCTTCCATTCACTGGATAGCCGACACCATGACGAAAGGAGTGGTGTTTGTCGCAATTAATGAAGACAGTGGTAAAATTATTGGCAGCATAGGGCTTTCTGGGCAACAATTCCCGTGGAATAATTCAGCGTGGGTGTTGGAGTGCGAATGGTTTTATGTTGATATTGATAAGCGTAGTGGCGGGGCGGCGGTCGAGCTGATTAAATCCACCAAAGAGTTTGCTGATGAGCATGGCTCGCCAATTACCTTGTCAATCATTCAAGGGCTGGATGCAGAGCTAAAGGATCGGTTTATATCAACCTGCGGGTTTGATTATGCCGGTGGGAATTTCGTTTATGGTCTTTAGGTGTTTGTTATGGGTGGAAGTAAAAAGTCAAAGTCAAAATCTACGACAGTCAAGACAACGGCTCCGTGGATAAAAGAGCCGATGCAGCGCACGCTTGGCCGTGCTGAAGAAATATCTGGCAAGGATTGGGTTAATTACGACGGCAAGCGGATAGCTGACTTTACGCCGGAACACCAAACGGTCTTTGATATTGGCGGCAAAACTGGTGAGCATGAGGCCGGGATAGCCAAAGCCGGTGAGTACATGGAAAAGGGCGGGCAGTCTTTTCTCGATACTGATATTTCCAAGTACATGAACCCATACACTCAGGCAGTGCTTGATCCGGTTGTCCGCGAGCTAGAAGAAGGTTATCGCCGGGATAAAAACAGCCTTGCCGCAAGTGAGGTGTCTCGCGGGGCTTTTGGTGGTTCCAGGTCTCAGGTTAACAATGAAGAGTTATTCAAAGCTAAGCAGGAATCGATAGGCGATGCTACGTCATCGGCTCATCACGAGGCGTTTGGAGTGGCCGCCTCGTTGTTCGACGCTGATCGAACCGCAGCAGCTCGAACAGGGGCACAGCTATCTGACCTAACCGCTCTTACTAGCCGACTAAGCGCTGAAGATTTTGACAAGGCGCTACTAACCGGCGAGATTAAGATGGAGCGGGAACAGCGCGGGCTGGATATTCCGTACATGGATTTTGTTGAAAAACGCGGCTGGGATTATGGTGGGCAACTCACCTCAATGATTGCCACGCTTGGCGTAATGCCTGATGACGGGATCAACACAACCAAGTCTAAATCAACTCCCGCTAAAGCCAGCGTTTTTTCACAGGTAGCAGGGGCAGTGATAACGGTTGGGGCCGCTGTTGTCACGGCTGGGTCTAGCCTGGCTGTCCAGG